TGTTTCGTGTATGTAAACTATCTTATGAGAAAGAAACACCCTTCAAGTCTTTAACTCTAACTGTAATATCTTTATTAGGGAATCTAACTTGGTAAATTTGGTTAGGTTGAGCAAATATTGTGTCGTCAATTAACTCAATTTGTTTTGTTGTTGAGTTTGAATATCTTTGTGATGTTTGAGACGATGAATAATCCCCACCCGTTCTATTGAATATGCTAATATCTGATAGTGATATCACACCTGAAATATTTTGAATAATTCTTCTAACTTCCGACACATTTAGGTTTTGTCCTAACTCACGATTAAGTGAACTCATATATTGTGAAATTTGATTTACAATCTCAGTAATAACCTGACCTTGATTTTGTGTTGACTCAAAAACCACAGATAAATCAAAAGCCAAATCAATTACTTGAGCACTTGTTATCTCAACATAATCGTTAATCATTCTATAATTTGATAGATATGTTGCAACATTATTTCTTAATGTATTTGATAAAACTTCAGTAAGTTGTCCTTCAGCATCATAGGCTAACATTTGTACAATAATTTTATTGTTATTCTCTGTTATACCCACTTTAGCTGGTGCTCCAAATTTACCAGGCATCGTAGCAATTAACGTTTGATAATCATTAATCGTAACCGCTCTTTTCTGAGATGAAAAGTTAAATCCAACCATATTTCTAACTTCTTCAGTTGTTGGTTGATTAGCACCTCCGATAGCTGCTGTAACGTTGTTTACTGTTAATGAGTTACTCACAGTTTGGTTAATGTTGTCCGATGGTCCATTAACTGAAAAATTAATCGTACCTAATTGATTAATTGCATTCACACCTATATTAGATGAGGTACCTCCCCCAATTCTATATTGTATAAACAATGTGGTATTTGGTGTTACCGTTAAACCCAACCCAATATTATTTTGATAGTCTTGTATTCTCATTGGTACACCTGTTTGTGCAAATTGAGCAAGTTGTTGGTCAGGTGTTGTTGTACCCCCACCAAAAGTCATTTTTAAAAACCCTTCAGGTGTATATTCTGAAATAAATCTATTGTCCGTTTGTAACCATCTACCCACTTTTACACCGGTAGAGTCTGCAGGTTTTGTAGGGTCTTCTATGAAAACTTTAGATTCAGCTAAAGCGTCCACTTCATACCATTTATTTGGTGAACTAATAAATTCTGAATATGTTGGTGTGGCTTGGTAGTTTGTACCGTCTTTCTGTATAACTGAAGTAATACCTAAAACATTTCTCTCAGGTAAAAATATTTCATAAAAAGGAATAACGTCACTTGGATTGATAACCTGTTTAAAAACTTTTGTTATACCATTAACGACAGTTTCTCTCTTTGTTATAGTATAATTAATTAGTCTATTGTTTGAGTCAAAATTAGGAATTTTGATTCTATTTGGAAACCCACTATTATTATACGGTGAAGCAAAATCAATGTCATAAACATTTTCAAAAGTTTGTCCTCCACCAACAACTTGAGAACCCGCTCTTAATATACCTAAATATCTTGCGTCTTCTTTGTCCCCAAATGCTGGTACTGTAATTGAAAAATCAACCATAGACACCGATGGTCTATATCCTGGTATTTTTAAACCATATGTTCTTGCAATATTATAAACTGACGAACGTTGTTGTGCATATTGTAGTACCGTTTCTTGAATACTACGGTCAATATGATAATGTAAGTTATCACCAATGGCTGCGTTAAGGTCTAAGAAAACAGAAAATACAGAAGCGTCATTGAAGTTATCAATAAGTTCTGGATAATATTGTCTTGTGTAATTTATTAGGTCTTGTCTTAAACCTTCAAAATCTCTTTCAGTATAAGATATCTTTTTGTTTGCCATATACTATTAAATATTGATAATTATAAAATCTCTTGACTCGAATGCTTTGTCATCAACACTATAATCAATTCTTAATTTTGCGGTGTATTCTTCAGTACCTTTACCTGGTATCCTGTAAACTGCACCACCAACTTTTTCGTAATTTAATTCTCCCTGTGCTTCTAAATCATCAATATAAGGTGTTAATGTAATATCCTTTATTGTTAAGTTAGGTATGAACTTATCTACAGCTTCTCTGATATCTGATTTAATTGCTTCAAATGTTGGGCCATCCATTGGTTCAAAAATAAACTCGTATATTCTCGTACCAAAATCAGGTAAATAATATCTTGTCCCCTTTCTAGTGAGTATTAAATGTAAAAGGTCTGTCCTTATCTCTTCAACACTACTTTGTGAAAGAGATAAATACTTTCCTTGTAAACTGTCTCTAAAAGGAAAATTAATACCGTATGTAAATCCATCTGCCATTATACATAAATATATTAGTCTAATAAATTATAAAAAAAAGAGGACCTAAGTCCTCTTTATTATTATAAGTTGTTATTTTTAACAATTATCCTTCACATGCAACACAATGTAAGTCGTTCAAACCCAACTTCTTTCTTGCGAAAGCTTGAGCTGAATTCATTGAGTGTTGGTAGTATAGTGTCTTAACTCCTAACTTCCACGCATCTATGAGAAGTTTGTTAACATCTCTCGTTGGCATATCAGGTGAAATCATCAAATTCAATGATTGTGCTTGGTCGATGTAATCTTGACGAACCGCAGCCATGTTGATAATAGATGCTTGATTAATTTCGGCAAATGTTCTAAAGACATCTTTTTGTTCATCAGTTAGAAATTCCAAATGTTGAACAGAACCGTCAGCCTTTTTAATACTGTTCCAAACTTCTTTAGTGTCTTTACCTAACTCAATCAACAAGTTTTTCAAAACAGGGTTTTTAATAGTTACCTTCATTTTAGCCACATCTTTCACATAACAATTAGACCAAATTGGTTCTATTGATTGTGATACCTGACCTAAAATAAATGCCGATGATGTTGTTGGTGCAATAGCATTTAATGTAACATTTCTTCTACCGTATCCAACTAAAGTTTCAGGTTCCCCAAACAGTTTAGACAACTCTTCAGATGCTTTATATGATTTATCTTTAATCAATTTAAACACCTCAACGTTTAATCTTGCAGTTTCTCTTGTGTCAAAAGGTAATCCTTTTGATTGGAGTAGTGAGTGCCATCCCAATACACCTAAACCTAACGCTCTCTGTCTTTTTGCGAAGTTGTAAGACTTTTCTAAGTAAAAGAACGCTCTTTTACCTTCGATAGTACCATTGTCACGAATATCTTCAATTTTTGTTAAAAACTCAGTAACAACAGCATCTAAGAAGTATACCATCGTTTCTACCGCATCTGTGTCTTTCCACTCATCATAATGAAGTACATTCATAGATGAAAGAACACATACGAAAGATTCTTCCTCAGAGTTATGAAGTGCAATTTCAGAACAAAGATTTGAATTATAAATTTTCATATCTTTATCTTTATACACCTCAGGTGCTTTGTTATTCATGGTATCATGGAACATAATATATGGATATCCAATCTCACCACGTCTTTGAATAACTTTAGCCCAAATTGCTCTTTTTTCCTCATCACCATTAATCATTTCTTCCATAAACTTGTCGGTAACGGTAACAGCGTGTGTTAAGTCTTGAATAGGAGCACCTTCAGTACCAATTTCTAAAAACTCCATAATGTCTGGATGTTCTACAGGAAGATAAGGTGAAAATCTACCTCTACGTGTTGACCCTTGTGAAATGTTATCAACCACACTTTGAAATAAATTCATAAAGTGTACAGAACCAGGTGCATGTCCATTGTCTGTAATTTCAGCACCTCTACCTCTGATATTACCAAAATACCCTGAAGTACCTCCACCCATCTTACTCATTTCTCCAACCTCAGCCTGAGTGTAAAGAATTGATTCTATATTGTCACCAATATTAGAACCAAAACAACTTACGGGTAATCCTCTTTTTTTTCCAAAGTTTGCCCATACAGGAGATGATAATGAATACCACCCTTTACCCATATAGTCGTAGAATTTATCCGCAAATCCTTCAATACCTAATATCTTTTCAGCATGGTCTGCAATAGTTCT